AGGCTTTAGGTATGAATGGGATGAAAGTCCTTCTCCAGAAAAATTAGTTAAAGAACTATCTTTGCCGATAAAACAAATTGTATATACAAACGGTAGTAAGAAAATAGAGAAACTTATACTATTTAATATACAAAAGCACTGGGATGATGATGAAGCTGAGTGTGAAGAAATAACTAAATATAATAATCTTTCGTATCCAATATCAATTGGTCATAAAATAGAATATAATTTGGTACAAAAACAAAAAGGTATCACAGTAATGCTTAGGGATAAATTTTTGAGGTTAACAAAAAATGAAGACTGATATGTTATGGAAAATATTCACCGTAATTTTGGGCACGCTTATAATGCCTTTAGCCGGCTGGGTTTGGAATACTAACGTTAAAGTAGCAGAACTCCAAAATGATTTAGGAGATCTAGAAGCGGAAGTCTCATCTTTAGGCGAGGATGTTGAAAAATATGAAGAAGCAACAAAAACTCTTATTGGTGTCGAAAGAGATATCCAACATGTAAGAGAAATTCTAAATCGGATTGAAGAGTTAATAGTACAGTGAATTTTATACTCTTAATAACTATGAGCAATCATATTAAACTAATTTCCGATATGGAAACAGATGCTAAGGCGATAGAACTTTATCTTCAAGATAAAGTTGATCACAAGGAGCACTGCCCGGAGAAAGTATGGAAGCAACCGGACATTGAAGTTTATAAAAAAACTTTAAAATCCCAATTACCTGATGGATGTAAAGATGAAATTTAATATAAAAGAAATTAGAAGAATAATTTTAGAGGAAGTTGAGTCTGAAAGATTAGAAGGATTAGCTATCAATATTAAATCTGAAGATAGCTATACTTCAGGGAAAGATGCTGAAATTAATATCCAGTTATATCGCATGCGCGGCATAAATTCAATTGAAATTATTGGCATGATTGATATGGGCGTAACGGAGAATAAATGTATTTCTAAAACTTATCAAGTTGAAGGAATCGCGGTTGATAGTAAATTTCAAAGTCAAGGATATGGACTGGACTTATATAAGATTGGAATGTTTTATGTTAACTCGCTGGGTGCCGGATTAACTTCCGATCATATGATGGGTACTTTAGATAAAGCTTCAGAGTTCTGGAAAAAGCTGGAGTCAAAAGGAAGCATAGCTATAAAAAGAAGGACAGGTAAAGGAACAGAAGCCGATCCTCATGATACTTTTGATTATGAAGGCGATTTGACTCCAGATGATCCTAATGATGACTGCGACGAGCCAATGGTAGGTGCCGCTTCAGATCACAGTTGGGAACTAATACCTAATGAGTATAGCAAGATGTCTCAGGTCGTTAAAAAATTACTTAACAATCATAACCGATATATATCAGAATTAGATAAAGAAAGCCAGAAAAATTCAATAAGTTATTTATCAAATCAAAGTGGTAAATTATTTGGTAGAGAGTATTCTAAAGCCAGCGCTGCTAAAGATATTAATAAAATAAATACTGAGAGCGATTTTATAAATAGCTTATTGAATTTTGAATCAATGATCAAAGAAGAACTGCAAGTAATCTTAACAAATGAAGAAGCCGCAGAAATGTTTGGAAACGATATATTGGAACAACTTGATCCCGATGGCGAGTTAGAAAGAGAAAAAGAAAAAATAAAACAAGCAGAGAAAGGCCGACTATCTTTTATGGATTGGGTCAAAACAGTTGAAGTTGACGGATTTCAAATTGGAGAAGAAGACCCTAACCCATACGATGCATGGTATACTGGAATGGAACCAGAATATTATAGAGAACAATCTAAAAAATAAAAAAAAGAGGGAATTATGATGGCAGCAGCAAAAGGAAAATTAGACAAATTAGTAGAAAAGGCTATTTCAAGAAAGTTTCTTGTTTGGCTTACCGCAACAGGCTTAATGTCTTACGGAATGATCGCGTCAGGTGACTGGGTTATTATTTCTGGACTTTATCTTGGTGGTCAATCGGTTATCGACGGTATTGTTAAAATGAAGAGCGGTATATAGAGTGAAGCTGACAAAACCAATATTAAAACAGATCATAAGAGAGTCGTTAGAATATGAAGACACAAAAAAGCATATAGCTAGGCTTTATATAAATCCTCATCATAGAGATCAAGCAATAATTCTAGCAAAAAGTTTAGAAGGTATGGAAGATTTTCCTATTGGTGATGATCTGAGGGCCGTTGATCTGAAAGGTGCTGATTTGAGAGGTGCTGATTTGAGAGGAAACAATCTATCAAGTATGCTGCTGACAAGGATCAATTTATCAGACGCTAACCTGTCAAACACTAATCTGAGCAAGTCCATCGCACTGCAAGCCAATCTGTCAGGTGCCAATCTGTCAGGTGCCAATCTTTCGGGAACTAACCTCACAGGCGCTGATCTGAACGGTGCGGATCTGAACGGTGCTGACCTATCAAATACTATTCTGAGATATGCTGATCTGACAAATATTGAATATAACAAACATACAATTTGGCCTGAAGGATACACGCCATGAAACTAACAAAGACAATATTAAGACAGATCATAAGAGAGTCGTTAGAAGATGAAAATAATGATATAAAGACAAAACTATTTCAACTTTATTTTAATCCCGATTACCGACAACAAGCGATTGAACTTGCAAATAGCCTAGGTACACCTATAGATTATAACTTTTTTGTTGGTGTTAATTTAGCAGGGATGGATCTGCCATTTGCTGATCTGTCAAATATTAATTTATCCAGTGCTAATCTGAAAGGCGCTAATCTGAAAGGCGCTGTTCTGTCAGACGCTAATCTGCGAGGTGCTAATTTGAAAAAAGCTAATCTGCGAGGTGTTAATTTGAAAAACGCTAATCTGCGAGGTGCTAATTTGATTCGTGCTAATCTATCATCTGCTGATTTATCAAGTGCTAATATGACAGGCGCTAATATGACCGGTGTGAACTTAGAGAATGCTTATTTAAATCTTACGAACCTATCAAATGTAAATTTGACAAATGCAATATTAAATAATGCCTTCTTATATACTAGTAATACCAATAATGCTAATATGACAAATATTACATATAACAAATATACAGCTTTTGCACCACAAAACAAAAAAATAAAAGAATCCAAATACGGACCGGGGATTAATCTACAACCTAACTATGCCGGAAGGCAACCGGATTTTAATCAAAGTTTATCTGATAATATGTCAGCTTTTAAAGACGCAGTAAAATTTATTAATAATGTGGCTTTATATTATGGGGCAGTCGAAGGTGATGTAATTAAGACTAACCCATCAGATATAACACATAGATATTATAATACAAGAATAATTCCGGATGAATGGGTTAGAGGGGATAGTTCTGATCCTGAAATAAAATACGGAGGTTCATGGCAAAAACTATCCGAATTTAAATTGAAGGACTGGGTAACATATAGACACTGGAAGCCGATTGAATTAAATCGAGGTTATGGTAGAAATGTCAAACCCGTGCAAAAGGTTTGAACGTTGATTCAAGTTTTTAATATATTAAAAAAGTATTGGAAAGAGATTCTTTTATCTTTACTTCTAATCTTTCTTGTGTTAAAATCTAAACATGATATCAAACAGATGCGCGATAGTCATGCTGCTGCTGAACAAGCAATGATGGAGCAGATAGAAGGACTTAAGCAAATTCACGCAGATGAAATAGCAGAGCGAGAGAAGGCTCTGCAAGAATATAAAGAAAGAGTTGTCGAAATAGAAGAAAGATATATAAATGCGCAAGACGAAATAGAAAGACTTTCGCAAGAAGAAAGACAAGAATTTGTAAAAGACTTTTCACAAAACAAGCAAAATCTGATTGATGCTATAACCCAACGTTACGGATTTACATATGTACCTTAGTTTATTGATTTCGGCTGCTATTGCAGGAGAAGCAAAATTCACTTTTCTTAGCGCCAATGAGCCAGCCCCTTTTGAGGGGGTTTTGTTTGATCCAGAAGCGACAGCAGATTTGATTGTTGCCCCAAAAGAAGTGCAGTTAAACTGCGATTTAGAAATAGAATACAGGATTGATTTGTTACAAACAGAACATCAATTAACAATCCAAAATATGAACTCTAGATACAACGCGCTTAATGTGGAGTACCAACAGGCAATTAATGCAAAGGATTTACAAATCGAGAATCTGGAAACAGTTATTTCTTCCAATTCCGGTGTCAGCAAGTGGGTTTGGTTTACTGGAGGGCTAGTCGCCGGTACTGCGGCATCTTATTCGGCGTATAGGGCATTCAATGTCAATTAAAAATCCAGATAGAGTAGCTGCTATAGAGCAAGCAATATCAAAGAAATACGGCGAAGAGGCTATTCAAAATCCAAAAGCAAACTGGACAGAAGAAAAAGAAAAAGAATATCTCGAACAAATGAGCGAGATGTATAAGAAAATTAAACATAACGAAATTTCTGATGAGAAAATAGACATTAATGGTATAAAGGTATCCAAAAAACTATTTAATAGGGAATCTATGTCGCACTGTCCTGTTTGTGGTAGTGTACCAAAGAGAACTTTTGATGATGTCTGCTTAATTAAATTTGATTGTTGCGGACAATGTTATATAAAATATGTTGAGGGCCGAGAAGAAAGATGGTCAAAAGGTTGGCGACCTAATATTTAAATTAAGGAAACTAAAAAGTGAAATTATCAAAAACAAGACTTAAGCAGATTATTAAAGAAGAAGTTGAAAAGTTTTTAGAAGGACACGATGAACGTTATGAATATCTAGATACTTATACTAGCCACGAAAACCGTCAAAGAGTTGAAGACGAAGAAGCATGGGAAAGAGTTGGCGGCATGGGTTCTAGTACATATCGCAGACTTAAGACAATGCACAGAGATGCAGATATTGATCCAATGTCTGGCATGTCTGTTCCTCGATCTGGTGGAAGACCATACGATCACGATGAGGAAACCGATCCAATGTCTGGCATGCCTGTCTATAGAAAGAGAGAACGCAACCCGTTTAAATAAGGAATAACAAAATGGCAACTGTATATGAAATCGTTCAAGGACTATCACAAGCGGCAGCGAACGCTTATGATGGTGCATTAGACGAAAAAGGCGAGCCCTTGCTGGCTGGACTTAAAAGAGAAGAAGGTGATCCGATTCTAGATAAAAGAGTCATGGACGGCTTTGGTGTTCGCTTTTATGGAAATATGATGTGTCTATCATATCATTCAGAAGTTATGCTTAAAGAAGTTTATGCTAGCGGCTTCGAAGAAGACATTGAAAGACAGTTGGCAGAAATTGTAAAATTCCTCAAGAAAGAATACACTAAGATTACTGGCAATTCCGTAACTCTTACTAAAGAAGGCGAAGTCGATATTCTTGTTGAAAACTCTACTAGAGTTCGTTCTTGGGTTACAGCGAAGATGCATTATAAGGTTGGCGGATTAAACGAAGAAATGAATATTGATGGTGGATCCAAGGCTCCAGATGAATATTGGAAATCTTTCTTAAGCCAAGGCGGCTGGAATGGTAAGGGCGGAAAGCGTCCACAAAACGATACTCGTAAAAAGGAAACCAAAAAATGAAAGTAACAAAAACTAGACTAAAGCAGATTATCAAAGAAGAAGTTGAATTAGCAAACGAAGGTCTTGAAAATTTAACCCCAGAAAACATGCAAATAGCTCTAGAAGCTCTTAAACAAGTCGCTGTCAACTTTTCTCCTGCTTTAGCGGCTGCAATTGCTGCGGGTGCTTATTCTGGACTTAAGGATCGACTAGTTAAAACAGACACAGAGAATGAATGACTTTCAAGCTAGACAGAAAACAACGAGTAAGAGAAATATTAAAATGCGGGAAGGATCCGTCTTATTTTCTTAAGACATATGCGCGCATTTCTCACCCGTTGCACGGTCTAGTACCTTTTAATACTTATCCATTTCAAGATGATTTATTAAAAGACTTCAACGATTATCGTTTCAATATTATATTAAAAGCCCGACAGTTAGGTATTTCTACCATTACTGCCGGGTATGTTGTTTGGATGCTGCTTTTCCATCGCGATAAAAATGTTTTGGTTATGGCAACTAAATTTTCTACAGCAGGAAACTTAGTAAATAAAGTTAAGAAGATTATGAAAAATCTTCCAGACTGGTTAAGAATTGCCAGCATCGATATTGACAACAGAACTTCATTTGTATTATCAAATGGTTCTCAGATCAAAGCCTCTTCGACTTCAGGTGATGCTGGTCGTTCAGAGGCTCTTTCTCTTTTGGTTCTTGATGAGGCCGCACACATTGAAGGATTAGAAGAATTATGGACCGGCTTATATCCTACGCTGTCTACAGGTGGTCGTTGTATTGCTCTTTCTACGCCCAACGGTGTAGGTAACTGGTTCCATAAAACTTGCACAGATGCAGAGGCTGGCTCAAATAATTTTAAGCTTACAAACCTTCCATGGGACGTGCATCCGGATAGAGATAAAACTTGGTTTGATAAAGAAACTAAGAATATGTCTAGGCGTCAAATAGCTCAAGAGTTAGAGTGCAATTTCAATACTTCTGGAGAAACTGTTATTGATGGCGATGACATAGAATATTTATTAACTAAAGTTAGAGAGCCAAAATATAGAACAGGGTTTGATAGAAATTTCTGGATTTGGGAAGATTATGATCCTACTTGTAATTATTTAATGGTTGCTGACGTAGCTAGAGGTGATGGGGAAGACTTTTCTACATTTCATATTATAGAGTTAGAAACACTATCAGTAATTGCAGAGTATCAAGGAAAGCCGAATCCAGATATGTTTGCAGCAATGTTGAATCAAACTGGTAGAGAATTTGGAAGTTGTATGTTGGTTGTCGAGAACAATAACATAGGTTATACAGTATTGGACAAATTAATAGAATATCAGTATCCAAATATATATTATTCTATTAAGTCTACACATGAATATATTGATCAACATCAAGCAGAAGTAATTAATAGTTCTGTCGCTGGCTTTTCAACCAGTATGAAAACTAGACCACTTATCATAGCTAAAATGGAAGAGTTTATAAGAAATAAACTAATTAACATATACTCCGCTAGAACTATTAACGAAATGAGAACTTTTATTTGGAAAAATGGAAAACCACAAGCAATGAGAAGTTATCACGATGATTTAATAATGGCATTAGCAATTGCATGTTGGGTTAGAGACACAGCACTTCAAACTAATGCTAGAGATTTAAATTATCAAAAAGCTTTTGCTCAATCGATAATAACTTCTAAAACTTCTTTTAATACAACAATAAAAGGTCAAGCCGGCTATAAAAATGATAATATATTTGATAAAATGAAAGAAGCCGAAAATTTGTACAGTCAATATGACTGGATAATAAAGTGAGAATATTAAATGGCAAAAAAAAGAACCACCGGTAAAAATCCTAATAATCCCCAATCAGATTTATTTAAAGCCCTAACTAGGCTTTTTTCTGGCCCGATTATCAATTATCGATCACAGTCTGGTAGAAAAATACGCAGACAACACTTAGATAAATATAGTTCCAGATTTAAGAGTGCATCGGGACAACAATTTAAAAAATCTCTATATAACCCGTTGGACGTTATAGCAACAGACGCTATAGCAAATCAGAGAAGAACTGAGCGGTATATCGATTTTGATCAAATGGAATATACTCCAGAGATCGCATCAACGCTTGACATATATGCAGATGAGATGACAACTTATTCAGATCTGCGTCCAATGTTAAATATTAAATGTCCGAATGAAGAAATTCGAGCAGTATTAACGATTTTGTTTGATCAGGTATTAAACCTGCAATATAACCTTTTTGGTTGGAGTCGAACAATGTGCAAATACGGAGATTTCTTTTTATATTTAGATATCGATGATACATATGGAGTAAAATCAGTTATTGCTTTGCCTTCTCAAGAAATTGAAAGGTTGGAGGGTCAAGATTCTACTAACCCAAATTATTTGCAATATCAGTGGAACACCGGAGGGATGACATTTGAAAATTGGCAAGTGGCACACTTTAGGATCCTAGGCAACGACAAACAAATGCCATATGGTACTTCGGTTCTAGAGCCAGCACGACGAATTTGGAGACAGCTTACTTTAATGGAAGATGCGATGATGGCTTATCGAGTAGTAAGATCTTCAGAACGCAGAGTATTTAAAATTGATGTCGGAGCGATTCCGCCGCAAGATGTCGAACAGTATATGCAGAAGATTGTTACTCAGCTTAAACGGCACTCTGTTGTTGATCCTAGTACCGGTCGCGTTGATTTGCGTTATAATCCTATGAGTATCGAAGAAGATTATTATATTCCAGTCCGCGCAGGATCTGTTACTGATATTCAGTCCCTTGCCGGCGCTCAAAACATTACAGCGATTGACGATATAAAATATCTACGCGACAAACTCTTTTCCGCTCTTAAAGTCCCTCAATCTTATTTATCAATGGGCGAAGGTGCATCTGAAGATAAAACTACATTGGCTCAAAAAGATATACGTTTTGCACGTACTATTCAGAGATTACAACGTGTTATCATTGCAGAACTTACAAAAGTTGGAATTATCCACCTTTATACTCTTGGGTTTCGCGGTGACGATCTATTAAGCTTTGAATTAGCTCTAAACAATCCAAGTAAAATTGCTGAGTTACAAGAACTGGAACATTGGAAAACAAAGTTCGATATTGCTGCTTCTGCAACTGATGGATATTTTTCGCGAAGATGGGTTTCTGAAAGAGTATTTGGGATGTCTCATGAAGAGTTTATGCGTAACCAAAGAGAAATGTATTATGATCGTGAGCATGATACCAGATTACAACAAATTGCCGAAGCAGCAGCTAGCGATGGTATGGGCGGCGGATTAGATCTCGGTGGTGATATGGGAGATCTTGACTTAGGAGGCCCAGAGGAAATGGAAGCTGCTGATGCTGGTGGAGAAGCTTCCGCTGCTCTAGACGGTGACAATTTAGATCTAGGTGATGAAGGTGGAGGCGACGATTCTCCATTATTAGCGGTACCACCGGGTTCTCGTAACTCTCCTCGTTTAACTCGGAGGTCAAAAGGTCGTTTAACTCGGAGGTCAAAAGGTCGTTTAACTCGGAGGTCAAAAGGTCGTTTAACTCCGGGGGCAAATGGAAATGTTTATCACCCAAAGAAAGTAGATCGTCGTAATGCCGGTGCTAGAAGTAGACATTTTGCAGCACAATATTCACAAGAAAAAAGTAGCAATACACGTAGAAACATTTTTCCGGGAAACGAAATAACTGGTTTAGCAAAAGCCGGTATTTATGCTGAAAATGACACTACTTATAATAAAGCAGATAGGGAAGAAGAAAAGAAATTATTCGAAGTCACCAATTCTGTTCGTGAATTGTTAGACAGCTTAGATAAAAAAAGCAATATTTTATTGGAACAAACAAATGAAGATTAAGCATAATAAAAAAAGAAACACCGCATTTGTCTATGAAGCGCTTATTCGCGAAGCGACTGTTGCTATAGTAAAACAAGATAACGAAAGAAAAAATAAAGTTTTTTCATTAATCAAAAAGCATTTCGCCGTCAATACCGAACTTTATAATGATTTAGAGTGCTATCGTTCTCTTTATGAAAACACAGTCGCGACAAAAGAAATAGCTAATAAGATTTTAGTTGAAGTAAGATCACAAAAAAGATTAATCGACCCGGAAGGATTATTCAAACAACAAACAGAGTTAATCCATGATATCAACAAAGAATTAACCTCAGAAACTTTTAATAATTTTGTACCGAACTACCGATGTTTAGCAACGATTCAACAGATTCTATCAATAAAATCCTCTCCAAAAACAAAAGTTATGTTGGAGGGAGAAATTATTAATAATATGGTAATCATAAAAGAAAATAAAAAAGATATGCCAGCAATAGATAACCTGACTTACCGAAACTTTGTTAATAAATTTAATGAGAAGTATGATAATAAACTTTTAAAGGAACAAAAGGAACTGTTGACTCATTATGTCGCATCTTTTTCCGACAACTCTTTACAGCTTAAGATCTTCTTAAACAACGAAATAGAAAGGTTAAAAGGAAAGATAAAAGAAGCCGAATCTATTTCTTATATAAAAGAAGATAAAGACATGTTAAAGAAAGCACAATTAGTTATTAACAAATTACAAGGATTTTCTAAGGAAACCATTAACGAAAATATTTTGCTGACTGTATTAAGCAGCCAGTCATTAGTTGAGGAGATTTATAATGGCGATAACGATTAGAGTTGGCGACAAAGCCAATCGTAAATTGGTTACTTTAGAGATGGATATCCGTAAAAGCTTAAGCGGAGATTTAATGATTTTCGATCATGGCGACATTGACATAGTGTTGTCTACTGCAACCAATAAAGTGACAGCTTTTCCGAAAGAAGTTTTAAGTGATTATGTATATGGAGCACAAAACCGACTGTTTTCTTTTTTAAAGAAAAGAGGTACCATAATACCAGAGTCTATTCGTGCCGGTGCTTTTTATGGCTCATATGAAGCAACGTTGCAGACTCCAGCAAATGAGAATTTAAGTGCAGCCAAAATGACACTAGTTAATATTTCAGAGTTTATCAATGAAGAGCGTCCATATTTTGAAGCTATGGAAGCATATGTTGCTGACGCTGATTCTGAGTATGTTGATCCTGGTAAAGAAAAATCAACAGAGCTTGGCGAAGTACCACAATCTTCTGAGAAAGGTTCTATGCGTTATATCAGAGATGCGTCGGCTCATTATCTCTATACAATGTAAGAAAATAAAATATGTCTAAAGATATGAAGTTAATAATGGAAAGGTGGGATGGTTTTTTAAACGAAGCTGTTGATCAGGAAAAGTTAGCCGATGTAATCACTAAACTTAAAAGTATTGAGGGCAACACCCCCACCGCCGCCGATCTTAAATTCTTAGTTGACTATATTGCTAGAGATATAGCAAGTGGAAATGCTTTATCAAAAGAGGTGTCGGCTGCGGCAATGGCATCCGGTGTGGATTTGGCTGCTGATTTAGCGGGAGTGGGATTGGTAAAAAATGCCAGCAAATTTCTAGCAAATGTTGCGAAAAGAGCGAAAGTTAAAAGAACCGATACGGCTGGAGTCTTGGCTAGTCTAATGTTTGTGGATGATATTGCAGCATACAAAAACCCTATTTTAAATATAATGAATGTTCATGATGCTTATGAGGGTTCAATTAATCCCCTTTTAAACGGACCTTTTGTTGTTTATGCAATGGAAAAGCTGAATGAACTTTCTGATGATACAGTGCTCGATAGCACCTGGGGTACCGAAACAATGCAAAACTTTTTAAGTGATGAAAGATCACTGGAAACAAAACCGAGAGTATAATGGAACTTTTATATTTTATTTTAATCGCATACGGTCTAACGCAGATATTGGTGTTCTCGGATATGCCAATGTTAAAAAAACTAAGACCGAAAAAAGAGTCTTACAACGGATATGGTAAGATTTTTCATTGTCCGATGTGTTGCGGGTTTCACGTTGGTTGGTTTTTAGTGTTACTTTCTCCATGGACAGAACTATTTACCTGTGATGTAACATTTATCAATATGTTTCTTTTCGGTTGCCTGTCATCTGGAACGTCTTATATTCTAAATATGGTATTTGGAGACTCTGGAATCCAGTATTCCCAAAACATACAAGCAATCAAACCAATGCTCTTGAAAGAAGATAAAAAATGAAAATATCAAAACAAAGACTATTACAAATTTTAAAAGAAGAAGTGACAAAAGAAAAAGCTACTAAGTTAAACAGCTTAAGCGTTTCTGCTAGCGCGATGAAAGACGCTGATTTGAATAGAGCCAAACAAACCGGTGATGAGACAACTCCTCAAGAAACCGGAATTATTAATCAGATAGAGGATTTTTTAGCTAAATTGGCAGAAACTCCCGGTGTAGATTTGGCACAAAAGAGATCCGTATTAGAAAGAATTTTAAAGTTACTCCAACAGAATGTTGCCGGTAATGTGAAAGGAGAGCAAAATGCATAGATGGATGTTACAACCTGTACGTCGCTGCAAAAGCGGCTGCTGACTCGCGCCGGTAGCGCCGGCAAAAACTATTGAGGAACAACAATGTCTAAAAAATTATTAAGAGAATTTTATGCGTTATGTGAAGGCGGTGTCTGTAAAGATCTGTTGACAGAAGACGAGAAGCGCTTTATCAAAGAGGGTGGAATGATCCTCTCTGGTATTATGCAAAAGTCTGATACACAGAACGGTAACGGTCGCGTTTATCCGCATAGAATTCTAAAAAGAGAAATGAAAAACTATCAGAAGCTAGTTAAAGAGAAGAGAGCACTAGGAGAACTGGACCATCCCGATGATTCAGTTATTAACTTAAAAAATGCCTCTCATATGATAACTGATGTTTGGTGGGATGGAAAGAATGTTATGGGTAAGGCGAAAATCCTTGAAACTCCGTCTGGTAAAATTCTTCGTTCTCTTGTTGATAGTGGTGTTACTCTTGGGATATCTTCTAGAGGAATGGGTTCGGTCAATGAATCAAACGGACAAACTGTAGTTGAGGATGACTTTCAGTTAATTTGTTTTGACTTTGTTTCAGAACCATCGACTCCGGGTGCCTTCATGATGAAGGAAGCCAAAGATTATAATAATAAAGTTTTTACAAAAGCGGATAGAATCAATCGGCTATTAAATGAGGTTTTAGATGAAAAAGAATGATTTAAAAAAAATGTTAAAACCTCTTATTAAAGAGTGCGTCAAAGAAATGATTCTTGAAGAGGGTCTTCTTACAAACATCGTATCGGAGGTTGCAGCCGGCATGCAAGGAAATCTTGTAACTGAGTCTGTACAAACTCAACCAAAACGAGTGAGAGAGGTAAACGAAAATCATAACAGAAAAAGACAATCTGATGAAGCTCGTAAAAAAATTCATGAACACCGTCGTCGCTTAATGGATTCTATTGGTAAAGACGCATATGGTGGTGTTGATTTATTTGAAGGAACTGAACCGATTAAACCACAAACAACTAATGGTCCCGGCGCAGTAGATCTTGGAGATCCTAATGACTCCGGAGTAGATATCAATTCAATATTAGGAAACGCAAAAAGTATTTGGAAGGCAATGAAATGAGTAAGAAATATTCGAATGTAACGGTAAAAGCTAGACATTGTGGAAACAATGTAGAAAGAATGATTCGGCGTTTTATTAAGAAAACAAAGAAAGAAAAGATTCTAGAAGAAGTAAGAGAGCGAAGATATTATAAAAAGCCCTCTGAAGTTCGTAGAGAAAAAATGCGTAAGTCAGACCGTTTAAAGGCTAGAGAAGCAAGAAAAGAACAAGCTGCGGCAGAAAAACGCAGAAGAAATAATAAGTAACTATTTAAGTTATAAGAGGAGAATATAGATGGCTACGTACAAAGCAAATAGTTGGGGAAGAACCAGAGGACCAAAAAATCTTGCAGGAGCAAATGGTACTGCTGTCGATGTATATGCTAACACCAACGATCTAGTCGGAATAACAGCATCTACAGTCGGTTATTTAACTGAAAATCAAAGATATCTTCATGTATTGGTCGAAGATGCGACTACATCCGATGATCCTGCTGCTG